TACACCTTCTAGTATGCCAAGTTTTAGAATGAGTCAGGGCATAGTCTGTGCTTCTCCTAGCCTTACAATTACACCTTATGTAACAGATAGTTGGTCTTTCGCACGACCCAAAGAACATATTACTAGAACACCAATCTATGATGAGGATACTGGAGCAATAAAATATTATTCAGAAATACCTAGGTTTGAAAAAGATAATTTTAATTTAAATTATGGAGTCTCAGCTCAACTAAACATACCACTCGGAAAGTCACCAGCTCTTTGTCATGAGGCAACAGCAGTAAATATCGAAGCTCAGAAGTTATTAATAAAGAAAACTAAAATGGAGATTAGTTTATATCGTTTGGAGATGTGTGCTAAACAAGCAAGATTGGGAGCTACATATAAGCCTGGCACACCAGAAGCAGTTACTTGTCAAAACATTAATGTAAGCATACCTCCTAATCAAGTTGTTCCACATACTCATAAACTTAATTAGGTTTTCTTCTTTTTAGTTAGCTTAGTAACTACTTGTTTTACTATTGGGCGGACAAGCTGAAGTACAAATGGTGCAGAAGCACCAACCAAAGCAAGGCTAAAGACCCCAACAAACTGTGGAGCAGACGGAATGTATTGATCTTTCCATTCAACTGCTTCATAGATAGTTATACATTCACTCCCATCTTGCCCTCTTTCATGTCCTATAACACGTTCTAATTTTTTATCGTTACGAAAGTCTCCTACTCTTTGGTCATTTTTTCCAGGGCAGGGAGGAAAAGGTGGTGGGGGTGGTTCAGGTAAGTCAGGAATCTTTGGCTGCTCTGTTTCTGGTAAGGGCGGTGGATCGTTACTAATAGGTGCTTCTTCAGTTATTACTAAATTCTCAGGAGAATAATCAAGCGGTATAAAACTAGGAAACGGAAAATCACAGGTAGTAAACACTCCATTAGGATCTTCCAATAATAAATTACGATTACCAGTATTCTTTATATCTCGATGCTGATAAGTACAACCAGGAACATCAATCTCAGGTGGTGCAGTAATGGTTATATAGTGTGGGCTGTATATTTCTGGTACATCTGGAACGTATATCTCAGGAATACTTATATCAGGTATCTCCATCTTCTACATCTCCAATAGAAATAGACCAACCATCTTCACCAAATGTTCCTTTTTCAACAATTCTAGGTTTTGTCATTTTTGCACCCATATCATCATGATATTTTTTTATCTGATTATCTAATTCAAATTGTAATTTTTTTATTCTTATCCAGGACACAAGTTTATCAATATAATATTTAATTAATTTTTTAAAAAATCCAAAAATCATAAACCAATTTTCTTTGATGGTATTGGTAAAGATGGCCCTGTCATGTCTGGAAGATTATTGTCTAATACTTTAGGCATTAGCCCCTGGACATTACCCAATACTTCATTCATTAATTTATTCTTGAATTGTTCAGAGGTCACATATTTGAATGTAAAAAAGCCACCGCCAAGGATTCCCAAGACAAGTATTGTCGTTACGATAGTTAAAGCATCAAGAACTTTTCTTAGCATGATTAAATTTGCAATATTGAAAGCACTCGCATTTAGTAGTGTGCTTTGTCTCATATTAATATTAGCTCTATCCCCTCTCTACGTCACTATGGGGTTAATGACAAGGCAGATGCAAGAAAAGGTTAATTAATCAGCAGCTTCAGGTGTATTTCCCTCTGCTACCCACTCAAGGTAATCTTGGTAGTCGGTGTTTGCTTCGTCAAATGGAATAAAAGAGTTACTACCATCAGAATTTAATAATTTTACTGAATTTATTTCGTTAGTAATACTATCTTTTATAAGTTTATAGTTCATGTTTTAAAGCTCCGCAGATATTTGTATAAAGGTTGTTGAATCAGCTTGCCTAGATATATACCCTGCGTGTCCAGTAGTTTGTGATCTACTTGCATTGCAATCAATTTTAGTGGTATATTTACCAGTTCTAGAAATGCTCATACTTGTTGCTTGAGTATCACCTGCACCACCTCCGTTTAATCTAAATGTAGAATCAGCAGACAAAGTTATAGTAGGAGTTGCTCTTTTTTCTACTCTCCAAGGGAAAACTCCTAATGTTCCTCCTGAAGTATTAGTATTGTGTGATGGTATAATAGCTTCATAATCGAAAGTTGTAAAATTATACTGTTCAAAATACCTCTGACATAAAGCAAGCTCCTGTGCGAATGACCTATGCTCAAAATCTGTTGCCACGCTGCCTACTTCTAATTGAACTCCTGTCAAATAAAATGTATTTCCTACTGTTGCTACCCAATTAACATTATTTGTAGAACCAACTACATTACCTGTTCCCCAAGTGTTAGGTGCTGCCGTAAAGCCTCCTTCCCATAAACACCAATTAATTTGTACCCCTGTTGTATTGTCACTCGCCCAAGTTCCTGTTAAATCTGCTGTATCGGTGATCGTGATTTTTTGCCAAGTATCAGCAGAGCTTATGGTATATTCTTTAACTAAATATCTGTTTGCAGAGCCATTCCTAAAAGCAACACTATATGTCCCAGTAATATTAGACCTAACAAAAAAAGATAAAGTAAATTGTTTTGCTGACGAATTTCCAAATTCAAATTGATTTATGTCCTGACCTTCTGTTTTGTAAAAAAGTCCACCAAAATCAGTTCCGCCAATAGAACTATCCGCAGTATCAACAGTACATTTTAGGGATTTTTTAAAGCCTTCTCCTGAAGGTACTGTCGTTGATTGTTCTATATCCATTATTCCAGCACCATTTCTAAAAACAGCAAACCTATCTAAAGTGTAACCAGCATCTGCCGCTTGATTAAACGAAGTACCACGTTGAGCAACTTGCATAGCTCCGTTAATTATCAAATTTCTATTACTTAGGTTATTAGTGATATTGGCAGTACACGTTCCATCAGTATTGTTGACAGTAATAGCAGCAGCACTAGCTCCTACCCCTTTTATCGAATTAACTAGGTTTTGGGTTAGCGTCTTTAACCGCTTTGATGTGGGTAGCCCACGTTCCAGTTGTATCTAGTTTACCCGCAAGCATATCTGCATACAACATATCAAGTTGATCTCCAAAAGAAGCATAAATGGTAGAACCATCAGTTGTTCTATCGGTTTTGTACTTAACAGCAGCAGCTTCAGCATCTAGCGTAACTCTTGCAGCGTCAATATCAGATTGAACTAAATCAATTTTTGAGCCATCTACTTTGAAAGCACCTATACCATCATCAACTCTTACGCAATCTGAATATGCTTTGTAAATAGCTTCGTGATCTAAACTCATTAACCTGCCACCTCCATAACTGTTAAAAAAGAAGAGCATCTAAAACCGCTATCATTATTAAGATCATTTATATTTCTTCCAATATAACTTGTACCTCCACCAACTTCTATTGCAAATTGAACAGTAAAAGTATGTGCGTTTGTATCTCCTATTGCTCCCAAACCTGATTGTAAAGTTGTTGCTTGAAAACCATAATCACTTTGGCCTGATCTTTGCAAAATACCTCCGATACCTAGTCTATTTCCATCAGTAACACCTTGAGAAATACCAGAACCATCTCTTGCCAATCTCAACCTTAATTGATTAGGAGAAGAACCTGTAAGAGTCGCTATACATAAAAACTTATTACTTGCAGAACTAGCTGTAATTGTCACACTCAAAGAACCAATATCTGCGAAAGTAGATGAACTGGTCGATGATGTATCGGTTTTGTATGCCTGTATAATTTGAATAATATTCCCTGCCTTTGGGTTTGTTGTAGTTAATATCGTTCCATCTGCTGTATCAGGCAGAGTCATCACTCTGTTATTACTAGATGATGATGGTGCTTGTAAGCTGAAAGACCCACCACCTGATGCTGCGTTTAGTTTAATCTTTGCTGTCATTTATCCAGCCTCCAATGCAGCTACTTTTGTTTCCAATACTTCAATTTTAGCAACAGCTTCCTGTAATGCAGCAGTAAGTAAAGGAACAAGTTTACTCTGATCTATGCCTTGATAAATTGGATTATTTTCAGAATCAACTTCATCTTTAGTTCCTGTTATAGCCTCTGGAACTGCTGTTACCTCATGTGCTAAAAATCCATCAACTGTTGTATTTGTATCATTTTTAAAATTAAATCTAGATGGTTTTAATGTTTTTAATCTTGTAATTCCATCAGATATTGAAACTACATTTTCTTTTAATCTATAATCTGAACTTGTATTGTATGAAATAGCATTTCCAGCATTATTTTGTGCAATTTGTCCAATGCTACTGCCATTATGTATAAAATTAAGATAAGCATATTCAGCACCAGTTACATTATGAGCTATTTGTAAATATGTAGTACTTTGATAAGTATCTAAAACTGCAAAACCATTAGTGCTTGGATTACCAGTTACCCCTACAAGAAAATGGCCTGATGAATTTATACGAACACGTTCTGCATCACCAGTATTGAATTGCATAGAGTCATTAGAATGTGAATATTGAATAACACCCCTATACTGACTGTTTCCAGAAGTACCATCCGCAAACCCTAAAATACCAAGATTTGATAAGCCTGATCTAATTGTTATACCAGTATTACCTGAACTATTTATTGTTAAATCATCAAGATCGGAATGACCAGCAGTAGTAGTTCCTAAAAGAAACCTTCCAGATGAATCAACAGTTGCTCTAGTCGATCCACCTGTATTGATATTGACAGTATCAGTTCCAAAATTTATTCCTGTATTGCTGTCTGTTCCCTGTAATGCTGGTGCGGAAGCTGACCCGTCAACTCCAGAAATACCAGTAGTGCCGTTAATGTTTAAAGCCATAATTAAAGAATAACAAGTAAACTGCCAGATGGCACAGTCACAGTGACACCACTATCTATAACAGGACTTACTGTGTGTGCATTTTTTCCTGATGTTATCGTATAGTTTGTCGTTACGTTAGTATCCGATTCAAAAAATACTTCATCATTACCTCCTCCAGTAGCTCCAGCACCGCCTCCTACAGCAGTGAACTCAGATCCGTTATATATTTCAGCAGAAGTGGTCGTACTATTGAATCTAAAGTCTCCTGTCGAGGGAGAACCAGGTCTTTGTGCTGTAGTTCCAACAGGTATTTGTAAAGCTGTTGTGTAATTATGTATAACATCTCCTGTAAATGTTGCGCCTGCTAATGGTGCTAAACCAAAACCTGTGGAAGCAACAGGGCCGATTGTGACATATCCATTATTTGCTGCATTTCTTATTTTTAAATTTCCATCAGATGTATCAACGTGCCACTGAAACGCATAATTTGTTGTTAATGCTCCAGATTTACTGTTATTAGATGCTATCGCTTGCAATACATTATTTATGTCAGTACGAACCGCACTTCCAGTTCCATTATCAATAATAAAATCGTGTTCAGCCATTTAATTATTCATCTTGTGTCTATTCTACCCTCCTCTGGCAAAACCGACAGCCTGATATGTGAAATTCCTATTTACTGTACTAGATCCATTTTTAAAAGTAATCCTAAATCCAGTGCCTGTTATATTTGTTAATTCAAAGAAATCACCGCTTTGCATATTTTGACTTGTGATTCCAATGCTTGGTAAGGCACTGTTAGCACCACCTAAACCAGTCGCACCTGTGAAGAATGGAGCTTGGAATGTAACATCAGTTGCACCGCTTGATGATATAACTGCTGGACTCTGTTCAACCCTTCTGCTGAATGATGCTGTATATCCAAGTTCTGTGACTTTTATATTGGCAGAGGTGTCAGCCGTTGACATATCACATCTGAATTTAAATCCTCTTCCCTTATAAAATCCATTTGTAAAACTTTGAAAGGCTGTATAAGTTGGAGAACCAGAACTAGGGTCATCTTGGGTCACGGCAACCAGAACATCTGCTGAAACATCTGAAATATTAATACCATCAAAATCATCTCTTGTATCAAGATCATCAATTGCATCAAAATTATCATTCGGTAGAAAACCGATTGATTTTAAATGTCTTTTGAAATCAACTGTAAAAACTCCACCAAGATCAAGAAAACTTGTACCAGCAGCCCCACCAAAAGCATAAGAACCTGTTGTGGATAATCCACCAGCAGCATCTAGTGAAGTCACAGCATCAAGATCAGGTATGGCATCAAATAAACCAATACCAGCTAATTTAATAAATGTTCCAGTGTCATCAAGTAAGACATTTGTTTTCGTTCCTTGAAATTTTGGATTATCATTATCTTCTCTTCTTGTAAGTGCAACTAGACTTGTCTGCTCTTCTGGCAACGAAATAACAACAGAACCCTCTCCAGCACTTAAGTTTCCAGTATCATCCTGAAATTTAAGGATGTACTCTCCCTCAAGTCTCGGTAAAACTGCTGATGTTGAGTTTCCAGCGATTTTATCTAACTCCTGTGCAGTGAAAAATGTACCTGTACCATCCGTAAGGACATCATGCCGTATTATTACAAATCCTCCATGCAACACATCAAGAGCCGTTGATTGGTCAAATCTAAGCCTTACAAGTCGATCATCTATCGGTTCAATTCTTACGTTTGTTGGATTATCAGGTAAAGCTGTCTTTCCAATTGCATTTACAGTTAATTTTGATGGTTCTGCACTGGGTTTATCAATAGCATTAAAACTGAATACTCTTACTTCATAAGTACCCTTCTGACTGTTTTCTATGTCAAAGGTATTACTAAAAACATCTTGTGTTATAAAATTACCATCATTAAATCTGTATTGAACCTGATATTTGTTTACACCAAGAACAGGTTGCCAGTTGAGAAATATTTTACTTACAGCCTTACTATCAATAACAACAATTTTTTCTTCTGCCGTTAAATTACTTGGAGCATCTTTTAAATTTGTAAGAACTGTTGTCGTTCTTGTCGGTAGTGCAGTTCCATCTTCAACAAAGGCATATTTTCCAGAATTATGTTCTAATGCAGTAATTTGAAATGTAAGATCCTTTGTTTCTTTTACACTGATAACTCTCCATGTTGTTGTCTGTAAGGTGTCATTCTGTAAAACCCAGACGCTGTTTGAATTTGGGGCAGAGGAGAAAGCAGAAGAAACAGTTATCACTGCTCCTGATATTCCAGATACATTTTTAGTTTCGATAGAGCCATCTGATAAAACAACACTCAATGTTGCATTGTTTGTGGCATCAAGATCTGTATTGGCAGTATCATCAACTGTTATTGCAGTGGTGGTGGCTGATGCAATCTTTCCTCCTCTTCTAAGTCCACTTTTAACAGGGTCACTCACCTCGATGATCTGTCCAGGTCTTACTAATGTTCCAGCTTCAAGCGTCACCTCAAAAGAACAAGTCTCTCCTGAATTTTGTTCATTGTATAAAAACCATTTCCCCATCCTTGAAGCCTGGCCTCGGCTTGTGCAGCCAAAACTTTGAATTGTTCGCACCACAGTGCCATATTTTGCTATAGCTGCGGTATCTTCCACAGTTTCATAATCTATTTCTCTTGAATCAAGATCAAAATATCCAACATTTATAACTGTATGTCTTGTTTTTAATGAAGAGCCTGTATATTGAAAACCATCTTCAGTGACATTTGCCAAAGTAAAGAGATAAACAGGATCAGTTGGCCTGTCACCAGATATGGATATAGCCCCTGCACTATAGAAAGGCATCACACGCATTACAGAACAAAGGTCATTGATCAAATTAAATGCCTCTGACTGCTGGGTGATATTTGTATTTATTGAGAACCTAGCCTCCTGTCCACCAACCCCATCATCTACAAGTGCATTGTTATAAACAGATTGATTGTAAAATGTATATTGATCTAAGGAACTTTCAGCAATAGATAAACCATACCTTGTATTGGTTAACAAATCCCAAAGTACCCAGGCAGGGTCGCTGTGCCATTCCGTTGCAGTTTTAAATGTTCCGTTAAAAGTTCCTGTATATGTTATACGACCAGTTGCCAAGTCAACTGTGGCATTATGCGGAATTTTTGTCTTGATTCCTCTGAGCCTGAATGACCTCTTGGGGATTCTTGGGAACTGTTCTGCGCTGAACCTTAATGCCAGATGTGCAGTGTTTGGATATGCGTTTTGTTCAAATATCACTTCCGTCATGCTTGACCAGTTGAAAGCAGAAAATGTCGGGCTGGTAGTATCTGCTGTTGTTCTTGATACTCTTACATTTATTGGAAAGCTTGTATTTGATGGAAGGTTTATCAAATAATCTCTGAAATAAACACTGGTTGATCTACCAGTTACGGTGTCTGTTATTGGTGTTGTGGTCGTTCCATTGTTTTGAATTATCTGTATCTGAACCCCAGCAGAAGCACCTGTGATCTCTCCATTATCTTCTACCGTTTGAATACTTTGAAAAGATATGGTTACTCTAACTGCATTAACAGAAGTATTAGAAACGGCTCTTGTTATTGGATTACCATTTGTTACAGCAACACCAACAGTTGTTTCTGTTTCGATATTAGATATGCCGTTTATAAATGTCTGATCAGAAGTGCCGAATCTTGGTTCAAAACCAACTTCCTTAAAGTTAAATTGCCCCTCATCAGGTGATGTGTTACTTGCAGCAGTTTGAAGTAATTGTGTTCCATTAAGAAAGATATCTTTTTTGAAAGCATTATTATATGCAGTTGTTCCCTTGGTAAGACCAGCCTTTGATGCTGTTGCTGATCCCTCTATTTCTCCCTCGCCTACAACCTCAATCAGCGTGTTAAATTGCTTTGAAGAGAGCGTATCAGAGGGAAGTTCTGGATTTGTAAAGACAGTCTGTTGACTAAATTCCTGTATGCCAGCCATTATGCGTCACCTCTAACTTGAACAGTGTCGATTCCATTTGATACAGTCACAGACCCAACTATCGTTTCTCCATATATCAAATTAATCGGAACTCCAGCTTTGCTGATATTAGTGATGCCACTGAAGGAATAGTTTGAGGCAAGAGAGGATGGGTCTGTTCTATCCATACCAGATGGCCCTGTCGGTTGTGGTTGTGGAGCAAGCATTGACGTAATACCATCAACTACTAAACTCGTTCCAACGGCTGTTACAACAGATCCTAAAATTCCAGTAAGGCCAATCTTTGCCACGACTCCACCAACCGCCTTACCAGCTAATGCCCCAACGATTGGAACAAAAAAACCTGACCCTGTAGCAATAGGTATGATTTTTATTTCAGCATCACCTGTCATGTTTAAAGTATCGTCAGTGATTACTTTGTCACCTGAATAAACTTTATAAACTTGATTCTGTAGGTGATTTGCAATATCTGGATAATTACAACATAAAAAACTAAAAGCCTGCCCAACATTATTCAAATCAGCTTCAAATGATGCCTTTCCAATTAATTGTCTTAATTTTCCGTAAATTTTAATTTTTCTCAACATGACGATACCTCTTATAAATTGATTTATACATTTGCTCATCAAGCAAATCTCTTGAGCTTAGTCTACCGACTTGATGATGTAAAACCATCTGATCGCCAACATACATACCAACGTGAGATGCTCCTTTTCCTATCATAGTCATCAAAAGAACATCATCTTCTTTTATATCATCATTTACTTCAATAAAACCGCTTTTTGGCAAAACATCTTCAAGCAGTCCATTTGTAAAAAGTTCTGTCGGATCTTTTGGTCTTGGCCAATCTTTGACGATTAAATTTTTACTTTTAAAATAATCGACTAATAATGTGTAACAATCTTGCGCTTTCCATATCCATTCTCTTCCCAATAAAGGCTGTGGTTTATATCCTGTGGGTTCAAAATAATACCAATCATCCTGTACAGGGCTGTAAATATACCACGGGAGACCAAGATATTCACAGGCAGTTTTATCTGTTTCAGATGGAAATATCGGCCCTGTGGGATGGGAATGAATTATTGCTGTAAGTTCTCCACTATCTTCTGCTAAAGCCCAATCATCGGGGTCAATAATAAAATAAGAACAGACATCATTCGCCAAGTTTTTACAGGGAAAATAAGTTTCTTTTCCTTTTACTATTGCAAGCAATCCACAGGATTCCTTCGGCATACATCCTTTTGCGTGGTCTGCTGCTTTATCTTTCCAATTCATTGATCAATAAAAGTACCGACACCTGGAAAATCTTTTCTAGTAATTTGTCTTTTTGGTACTCTTACATTTGTCAGATCAAGTGCTGAGACTAATTCATATTTTACAAATTCTCTATTCTCCAAAACTTTTCTATCCAAAAAATAAATTTCATCGGGAAACTTATCAGCACTGGGAGTTCCGAAAGGATTTGTCTGCGATCCTGATGAGGTGGTTGTGGTCGTTGTGGTTGTATTAGGATTATTCATTGTGATCGTATTCCCCATTGCGTTCCCATGACTTGTGCAATAATATCTCAAATCAGATGGTGCATCAGGGTATGGTGGTTGAAAGGTGACGATTGATCCTGAATATCCAGGGCTGTAACCTGTGACTGTTACACCTGTTGAATATGAACCTGAACTATCTGATTTAAAACGCAAAGGATGATTTTGATTACTTGAATCTTCCTGATTAAAAATATAAGTAGAACCACGCTTCATTGTGATTACAGGATTATTTACACCATTCAAAAGAAAAATATTTATCCCTCCTACATTTGCGACAGTGACTGTGTAGTTGACCGTTTCAGCATCTGCTGGATCTGCAATTGTTGTTGTCGTGGTCGAGGTAGTTGTTACTGGTGCAAAATTTACAGCATCAAGATTGGAGGCAAGTGTTCTTATTCTTGTTAATTTTGATCCGTTAAGATCATTGGCTGGTGTAAAAGCATTTACAGATGCCATCAAGGTTGTAAGTGTAGATAAAATATTACTGACTAATAAGGTAGGTCTTGGGATCTGACCACGACCTGTAAATTCGAACCCTTCCGCTTCCACTGGGAATCTTGCATAAGTATTACCCTGCCAGACTATTTCTCCATTACCGTTTTGGTTTGAACCACTATGCCATCTGAATAATTGATCACTTCCATGAATTGAAGCTATAAGTTGAAGTTCAAACAGTTCAATAACTGCCGATGGATTGATGCTTTGCAGTTCAGAAGTAGGTATGGCCATTTATGGTTCTGCGACCTCCTCAAAAGTGAGGTTCATATTTACTCTGTTTAGATATGGAATTGATTTAGACCTTCTTGTGCATTTAAATTTTCGGGCAGAAGTTTCTCCTGTCATTGTGTAATCAAAAGAAGCCTGATCGTCAAATCTATCATTTAAAAAAGTATCTATGGTATCAGCATCTGTTTCAGAGATATTAAAGGAAAGATTTACAACATGAAGTCTTTTGTTTGCTGGTAAACCAAAGACAGTTCTGAACTCATAACCGTCACCAAGTTTTGTCGCAAGTCCTTTCTGCTCAACAGTTTGTGTTGTTCCATAAGCTGGCTTGATTGATGGGAATGTTGCCATTATGCTAATAATCCTCCAGGTCTTTTTTCTTTAACAAGTTGTTCTTGAATTGCAACCCCAATAAGTTGTCCTAATTGATTTGCCTCGGCTGTATTACCTTGAACTTCTGAACCAGAAGCATCTACATTAACTGTAACCATATTTGTAACACCTCCACCTCCAGCGATTTTGTTGTTTGGGATGATTGTACCCGAAACAGAAGGAACAAATATTTCAGGGCCACGCTCTCCAACGATTGATGCTTTCCCAACAGGTGGCCTTCCACCGTTTGCAAAACCAATAGCACCACCACTTAATAAACCTGATTGAAAAGGGATAAGTCCTTCGCCTCCACCACCAAAGAAACTACTTCCACCGCCACCCTTTGATTTGCCACCAAACATATTTCCTAAAAATCCTCCGATTGCATTTCCAATCCCTGATGTTGCTCTTTGGATTGCAACTTCGACAAGTTTTCTTTTCAAATCATTTAAGACATTGATTGCAGCATCAGCTAATGATTGAGTTCCCATGACAGCATCAGTCAAGTTACTAACAATTCCCTGCTCTACGCTCTGCCCAATTTCCATAAACTTTTCTTTTAAAATATCAGCTTCACTTTGTGCGTTAATTAAAGATTCTGAAAAATGATCAGTACTAAAAGATAATCCATCAACAAGAAAACTTGTTTCTCCTAAACTTTCATTAAATAAATCATTTACAAAAATATTACCTTCAATAGCTTTTGTTGTTGTTTTGGTATTTTCTTCTAATTTTTTTGTGGGTTGTTCAGTTTTTTTAAGGTTTTTATTTAATTTATCCGCATTGTTAGCAGATTCATTAATGTTTTCGCTTATTTTTTTTGTTTTTTTATCTTTCTCATCAAGAATTTTGAGTTCTTTTGCATCTAAGGCTTCTTTTATTTTTTTTGCTTTTATTTCTTCAAATAATTCCTTTTCTCTTGCACGACCTTCACCTGTTAATGGGGCAAAAAATCCTTTTTCTTGTCTTACTTGTTGCCTTGCCTCGCCTCTGGCTTCCATCGCAATGTTAGCAAGATTTATTCTTCCAACTTTATTTGCAGTTCCAACTCTTTCTATAAGTTTTGTTATTTGATTTACAGCACTAATACCAAGATCTAAAATTGTTTTTATTTCATCTCCAAGTTCATCTCCAACAGTTCTTGCGAGCGTTTCAACAGTATCAACCAATGTGCTGAGTTTTCCATTCAAAGTATCAGCCTGGGCTGTAGCACCACCAAAAAAAGCACCCCCTTCATCTGTAAGATTTAAAAATGCTTTATTGACAAGATCAGCACCAATTTTTCCCTTACGCATTGCCGACTCAAATTCCTCACCTTGTAATCCTGTTATACGTTTTAGTTCCGTTGTTATATCAACTCCTCTTTCTAGTAACTGTAAATTTTCCTCTTGTTGTAATTTACCTTTAGCTCTTATCTGTCCAAAGGCAGTGGCGATACCAGATAAATCTGCTCCAGTTGCACCAGCTATATCAGAAAGTCTTTTTACACTGTCAGCAAGTTCATCTGTTTCAAAACCAAAGGCTTTTAATCTTTTTGACTGTTCAATTAGTTCACTACTTGTAAATGGAGTAACAGAACCAAAATCTTGTAATTCTTTAATAATTTTATTTGTTTTTTCTAGTGAGCCTGTTAATACTTCTAAACTCTTTCTTTGAGTTTCAAGCTCTGCTGTTTTCACAAATACAAATCGAGCCGTGCCAACAACTGCTAATGCAGCAAGCAATGGTCTTAATGCACCAACTAAACCTTTAACACCAGTTTGAGCAGTTTTTGCAGACCTTCCTGTATCTCTTAATGATCTATTTGATTTATCTAATCGACCTTTTAATGCGTTTGTATTTTTACTTAATATTTTTGTTTGGTCATTCACCCTTTTTAAAGGATTGATGGCATTTTGTGCATCAACTATTAATCTGACTGTTGATTGTGCCACAAATAAAAATAACCTTTATTATATATTACCTTGATTTAGCTTTTTGTCGTTGCATTTCTTTTTGCTCTCTTTCAATCTTGAGTTCATAATAACCAGCCCAATAGATCAATTCTTCTTGAGTAATCAAGGTTCTTAGTTCATATAATGTTTTACCAAGTTCTGTTGCTAGGAAAAATTCAAAGTTTAACCAATTATCCCCTTTTATTCGTTTTTTGCTTTTGTAATATCAACTTCAATATCCATCATAAATATTTCAATATCATTTAAAACTTTCTCAGGTATTTGTCTTTGTAGCATAGGTGCATCCGACATATCAAAAGCTGGAGTGCCATCTTCTTTCTGTGCCACCTTACATAAAAGCTGTGTTGAAATAGTCAAAGCCTCATCTGTACCAGCCAATTGTTGAGCTTTCTGTCTATCAAATCTTGTTATAGGTGGAAAATATAGAGTTGCTAAAATTTTGCCTGATGAATCTTTAAGATCATATTTGCGCCTGGCAGTCATCTCATCTTTGAATCCACCAATGATAAGGTCTGCTGTTCTTTGAGTTGTCATAAGTTGGGGTTGATAACTTTAATAATTAAATAGCTGAAGTAATTGTTCCAGTTGGTTTGAATGTAATACTTATTGTATTAACGTCACCCAAAGCTGAACTTTGCTCAAAGTTAGTAATAATTCCATTAAAAGATATTTTTTTTGTGGCACTAGAACTATCTGGGAAAAGTTCAAAAGAAGCTGTGCCAGCATCTCCTGTAACTAAAGCACCATCAACAAAAGTTGCAGTCTCACCAGATGCTGCGTCATCATAAACCAACTCAGCAGAACCTTCACCTTCAATAAGGCCACCAACAAAAGATTTAAAAGTGTCTCCTTGAGTTGTTGTTTCTTGGGTATCTTTAGTAATAGACATAGACCAAGATCTTGTGCCTAATACTGGATTAACTGATGAGCCACCATCGTCAAACTTGACTTGACCAACATCACCTTTTACAGCAGCCATAACAATAAAAAGAAAGATTTATAATTATATTAACCTTTTTTTGGATTTTTTACAGCTTTTGCTTTCGCTTCTTGTTTTTCCATATATCTTCTACATTGATTATCCCAATACTGAGGCTCTCTTCTTCCCTTAACGGCTTCGATGACATCAAGCATTTCTTCTGTAATTTCAATCATTAAAGATCCTCATAAATATTAAATGTAATTCTTATTTGTGTTTGAAACTTACCTTCTGGACTTGATGTAAGTATTTCAGGCCCAACTGGAGAATCAAAAATTACATTGGAAACTGTGACCCTATTGTATAAGTCCCTGATTCTTTTGCCAATCGTGTAGTTTGACCCTGCCCCAATCCCCTCTTCTGTAAAAATATTTAAAACTACAAGGCCAACAATGTTATTAAAAGCATTTGTTGTATCTCCTTGAGTCAAATATTGATTAGCTCCAAAACTTGTCTGGCATTGAACAAAAGTATCTTCTGTTGTCGAGTCAAATGCCATGTTGTTAAATACAACAGGTATTGCTGGACTTGAAGCAAGTTCTGTTGCAAGTCTCGCCTCTATTGTTGATCTGACTGTGTTTAAATCAATAGCTGCCATTATGACCTCCTAAATTCATCTCTAATAAATTGTTCTAGTTGCTTTGCAACAAGTTCTGGATAACCTTTTATTGTATTTTGGCGAGTTCTGTACCTTCCGCCCCAGCTTGGAGGCAAGTTTGTGCCATAGGCAACAGGTTCAGCATATTCCACGGTTGTAAAAACTTCTCCTTGAAATTTACCAATTTTTGTTTGCCACGACTCACGAAGCTGACCGCCAGTTCCACGGTCTAACAAGGCTTTTTTAAACGGAACTACTTGACCATTTGGTAATGTAAAAAAGTCGGGTATAGAATCTAAATCAGGATAGTTATCTAAAGAAAAAACAGGTGTAAATTGTTTTAAATCAGCCTCGGCTTTAAAAGTGGCCTTCCTCACAACCGTTTGTACTTTTTCACCGAAGTGATTTCCGATGTCAGTTAAATTTATTTCTCTGGCCATAATTACCTCAAGATAAGATCAAAACTTATAGCTGTATTATTTTGCTCATTCGTCACAACTTGAATAATTTTAAATTCAACACTGCTTATAACAACCCTGTCTTTTGTAGTTGGTACAAAAGATAAATCC